CGTTAAGAACGAAAAAGAATTTTATACCAGTATACTTAAGTAGTAATGAATACTGAAATCATAACAACTACACGATACGGCCGTCAAATTAAAAAACCAGTCCGATACGAACCCGTCGAAGTATGTACGGACGATTATACCGATAAAGAGTATGTAAGTGAAGAAGAAATCGAATCTGAAACGGACGAAGAGGAAAGTGATACCGATTCAGACGCCGATGAACATGGAAACCTTAGTAACTTTGTGACGTACGATGATGAAGATGAAGATGAAGATGAGTAAAATATGTATTAAAAAAGAGTTGACTTACCTTAATAATAATGGAAGAACCATATGACGATGAAACGCAATCCTTTATCCAGGAACAACCTCGCGAACGCGAACCTGAATATATATATTACAAACCACAACAACAAATAGTTAGTAATCCACAAACACCTGATTTATTTGGAAATTTAGACAGAACGGCATATATACTTATCTTTGTAACCTTCATTCTTGGGTTTTTCATGGGTAAAACCATGCAACCGGTTATAATTAGGCAGTAAATTAAATACTATAAGTAACAATATGTTTTTCGATCTCGTAATCAACGGTGTCGAAATTTGTAAAATCACCTGTACCACCTTTTGTATTAACCGGTTGTTCCGATCGGTTAGATGCAGCTACATTATCATCTGATAATAATGATGTAAAAACTTGAGAAGCTTTTACGGTCAGTGTATCTTCTATTTTTTTTGCCGGTTTTTCACTTTTTATAACAGGTGTATCTTTGAATATCATAAACAGTACGAGAGACAACGTGATAATATTAAGTACGATTGATATATTCCCCATTGAGTTTACTCAAGAGTTTTTTCTCGCTGTTTCTGTCGTTCTTCAATTTCAGCCTTCACTTGCTCATCCGCTAATTTCACGAGTTCTTCTATAGGTGCATCTGGTCTTTCTTGTTTCAGTTTCTCAAGAATATCCGCTGGATGACTGATAGGAGGTTCATCGGGTTTGGTGTAGTACTTGGAATTCTCATCGCCTGGTTTCAAGAACCCTAAACCATCCATTGGTTTTTCAGCCATACCTTTCTTACGCTCTTCGAACATCTTGGCGGCCATGGCTTGATTAGTTCTATACGATGTCATAAGTTCTTCCAATTTCTCTTCATTGTAATGAACATCCTCAATATGATCGCGATCAGGTGGGATCAGTAACCATTTGTACATATCCACTACATATATGTCAAAAGTGGCATCTTCCTTTTGTAAACGTTTGGCATGACTAGAAGCTTCATCACGTGTTCCGAAACACCCACGGATTTTCAGTCCAAACTTGTCGTTCTTCTGAGGACAATCTGGTCCAACAAGTGAAATACAAGCGAATATTTGACCAGGTACAGTAGTGTAATCTTGCTCAAGGGAAGCCATATAAAGTTAATACTCTATTAACCTTTAATATGCTTTCTCTGCGTAAGTTTCATAACGATGTCAAACGATCTATTATTTTAGATTGTACCCGACCAGGTGACACGGTACTTGATGTCGGATGTGGAGCCGGAGGAGACTTACAAAAATGGAAGCAGGCCCAGGTAAAAGTTGATATGTGTGACCCAAGTATATCGAGCTTACAAGAGGCTCAGCGAAGGTCGGATACGTTATCATTCCCCTGTCGCTTCGAACATGGCGACATTATCACGTGCTACAACAAAAATAGAGAGTACTACGATGTCATTTGCTATAATTTTTCGTTGCACTACATATTCGAAACTAGTGCACTTTTCTACAATAGTATACAATCTATCAAGCAAAAGTTAAAACCAGGTGGTAAACTGATCGGGGTCATTCCCGACTCGGAACGAATTATAGTATATACCCCATGGCAAGATACCGACGGGAGTTTTATAACACGTAAGAGTACTACCTCAGGGTACGGAAAATTTGGTGAAAAGATATACGTTCATCTCGCCAATACACCGTTTTATAACGATGGACCTAAACCTGAACCTATAGGCTACAAAGACACGTTGATACAAGGACTTAACGATCTCGGATTTACACTGGAAAAATGGGAAACGGTTTCTCAATTCTATAGTCAGTTTATTTTTGTGTTGATATAGTAATAGATGATTATTAACTTAATTTTGGTTTTGGTACTTGCAGTACTTGTCGGTCTAATAGTACTAAACACCAAGGAACCACCGGAACTTATCGAAGTGAAACGCAGGTACGCTATTTTAATAAAAAATTGCCCCGAGGAATTTAAAATTCTCAGGAAACCCATCATCATAACCGCGTTTCGAAAAAGGTTTGGTGAAATTGGATACAATGTAAATAAAGGATGTGAGATTGGATTATGTATAGATGGTACACCTAATCAAATCTTTCACGTGCTTATACATGAACTTGCCCATTCAACTGTAAAAGTGTACTCACACGACTCCGAGTTTTGGGAAAACTTTGAAAAATTGAGACAGGTCTGTGTAGACCTCGGTATATATGAAACTATCCCAGAGAAAACGCCATTCTGTGGTAAAACCGTACACGATTAATTTTCTGTACTTACATTAAAAACATCATGGCAGCATTCAATGATATTTTACAGACGCTTTTCATATGGGCCGTCGTATTTCTCATGCCTCTTCTAAGTATATTCTTGAAAAACCCAGCTTGGGCCAAAGTACTCTGTTACATATTTCTGTACCCTTTGGTGATCATGTACGTATCAAACCAATCACATTTTCATTTGAACCCCCCGTTGGTTTTTGCCGCCGCTTCGATATCGATGGGTATAGCCGCTTTAATGCTTATGAACCCTACTATTAGAGAACGCGTATCGGATCCATCTGATAGTAGAATAACAGGGCCTGCTTATTTTGCAGGTATTTCGGCTATATTTCTATTCATTATATTTCTGAGTGGAGTTATACCTTCTAGTCCTCTTAAATTCTACCCAGGTGATGTCGTAAAATCAAACAGTGGAGGTATGAATAATTATGGCGGTGGTATGAACAGAGGAGGATTTTAATCAGACTGAGGTTTAGAAATCGCGAATTTTTTTATGATATAATAAGCGATTGCCGATATAATACCAGTAATTATGATACCTACTGTAGTTCGTGCACCTCCTTCATCAAATGCGCTTGGAACTACATTTGCTATTTTTTCTTGTGCAGTGGAAGAAAAAGCTAAAATAGCCGCTGCTCCTGCTACGAGTGCATCCATCTGTTCCTCGGTGAGATTAAATGGATATTGTACCGTTTTTTGTTTTTTGTTTTTAGGTTGAGGAGGTTGTACATATGACGATGCAGCTGTACTTGGCGGAGGTTTGAAATTCATTCGAGGGTCTTTTGATACCGGCGCATTGTCAAAAACTTCAGGGTCAGACATGAGTTCAGAAAGAGGTGTGGAGTCCATTTCTATGTTATTTATATTTTTTTCTACTCTAATTTTTTCAGGTTCGACCATGATGGCATTCGGTATCATTGTCATCATACTCGAGTCGCTATTGTCAGATAAATCCATTGTTTCCATTTTTTCTACTATGGGCTGAGAATTATCCTATTGTATTCCACCGCGTAGTCTTAGTACAAGATGTATAGTAGACTCCTTTTGTATATTATAATCACCTAATGTTCGCTCATCTTCCAATTGTTTTCCTGCGAAAATGAGACGCTGCTGATCAGGCGGAATACCTTCCTTGTCCTGGATTTTAGCTTTTATGTTTGATACACTGTCACTTGACTCAACTTCCAGGGTGATTGTTTTTCCAGTCAAGGTTTTTACGAATATTTGCATCTTTGTATATATTATATTTATTTCTTTATAATATATAAAAATGAAAATCAAAATGAACAGTAGCAAAATTTTACTCCTTATCATTGCCGTCCTTGTAATTTATTTGTTGTTTTTTAGCAATACCAGCGGATACGGTAATAACGATGCCAAAGATGAAGGGTACTCCGACGTTGTAACCGGATCTCCAATCAAAACGAGAGAAAGTTTCAGGAAACTAAAAAGAGGAAAGTACTACAGTCAGTACGAAGCAGGAGTAAAGGCAGGCCGAAGAGATTTGATGATAGTTTCAGGTTTACAAGGCTCATCATCAGGAGATAGAAAATCGATCAAACGTCGTGAAGATGCGAATAAACGCATAAACGCTGCCAAAGCCAAAGCCGCTAGGGAACAGGCTAAAAAAATGAAAAAGGCATCTGCCACCAGCACTGTAGCAAAATCGACATTTTCAGCTTTGAAATCCACCTTTACAGGCGCACCTAAAGGTAGAAGCGACACTAAAAAATAAATTAATTCTTTTTTGTAACTTTTATTGACGATGAGGGTACTTTATTTGCTGGATCATGTTCTGAATTGTAATTTTTCTTGTGGTAGTTCCATATCTGTGGACTACCAATTCGGAAATTGTCCCGTGGTTTCGCTTTGTACCAAAATACACAATCCTGTATTTTGTTACTTTTCGACGTGTTATCAAGTACCAGACACTCGTAGTTTTCAGTGCATGATGTCATCACCTGATTGAACATTTCAAACGTGGGAAATATCCCAAAGAAGGACTTGTATAGTTTTTCCCTGTTCTGTATAACGTTTTCACGTAATATAAACACGTAATCGACATTGGCCCGGAGATCCGGTGACAAGTCCATGCAGTACTGCATCGTCAACATGAAAAACAGTTTCCAATGTCTCCCGTTCATGAAACATTGACGGATACACACGTCTTTCATAAACTTACGATCGTACATACAATCATCCAAAAGAATAAAAGCACTGGAATTGGTTTTGCTGGTACTGCTCACAATCTTCTTCTGTCTATCAAGAACTCGCTCAATGGCTTCGCGATCGTAATCTCCGTAAATAAACAGGTCCGGTACAAACTTCTTGTAGTGGTGATTTCCTTCTTCAGTAGCTGACATGACGATACCTACTGGTATATGACGTTTGGCGTAGAGTATATCGGTAACTAAAGTCGATTTACCAGTGCCACGCTTGCCTATAAACACACACACCTTATCATCGGGCATATTTTCTGGCTTAAACTTTTTGAGCTGTATATTCATACTATACTGTTATCGGAAATTAATGGAACAAGAATACATCCAATCGGCTATAGATATTCTCACTCCAGTGATGGAGTCGGGTATGATACTAGCCGGACAGTATGCCCAAAGTACAGGACGAGACTATATAACGTCCCTTGATATGAAATACGGTATGAGATATGCCGCTCGTAACGTGACAGGAAAAGTCACCGGATCAATTTTGTCTTCGTCGGACGAAGAGGAAGACGAAGAAGACGATGAGTGGGAAGAGGTTGATGAAGAACTCGAACAGTTCAAGCGATATGAAGGTGACGACGAGCTTATGAACAGTATCAATTTGGCCTACGATACCTGGGACGACTGGATACCAGAGTCGCCTATTGAAAAGATATTAAAAAATGCAATAGATCATAATAATCATGAAGTATAAAACCCTTCCAGCGGAACCGGTTGGTTGGGAGCCTGAAACAAGCTGTAACGTTGTTCAGTCTGATTATGAGGAAGATACCGACGAAGATACAGAAAACGATGAAGGGGAACAACAGGACACTGAAATTGAAGCGAGTGATCAGGACAGTGAACGTTCTTTTCGTTGTAGGGTCATAAAGAAAAAATTTGAAAAAAAATCCAGGAAAAGGGATATTGTAGGTATAATACTCCAAGAAGACTTATATTTTTTTCCTGAGGTATATTAAAACACATAATGGATACCGTAGCTGTGATTAAATCACTCGAAACTCAGACTGCTAGCTTTTCTACTCTCGGTTTTACCTTTGCTGCTGCCTTTGCTTGGATGAACTTTATCCAGTGGGCCGTATCGTCTGCCCTTAAAGATAGACTTGGAAGTCCAGGTGGATACTCTCTCGGTATCACCGCCCTTGTGACATCCGTATTAGCCGTCGTGATCACGATGATTATGCAATTCATTCAACGCAACACCCTTGATCGTATTATTGTTGATACCGTATCAGAAAAATACCGATCAGAGTAAGTATACCGATCACTAGATAAATAAATAGTTTTGTTTGGAAAAATGTTCTTTTAGGAGGATCTAGAAATGGTAGATCTATAGGTGGAGGTAACTCAGGATACAAATCCTCTTTATCGCGAATTTTAAATTTATCAGTGACACAGGTCAGTTTAAATTTCATGAAATGGTTTTGTCCTCGGAAATCGTATGGTACAAGCTTGTTACAGTTGTTATAGTACCATCTGAAACGTAACTTCGTAGCTACTTTCACTGGACCTCGGTGGAAATAAAACTCTACTGCATCGTTCGCTCCCTTGAGTTCAATGAACGATTTGGTATCCGAAAACGCTATTATACGACCCATATAGAAAGGTTCAAGAACAGGTGGATAATCGATGTTGTACGTATTCGATCCGAAACTAAACGTGGCTCCATCCACATAAAGAGCTTTTTCCAAATCATCATCGTTACAGGCTACACGTATTATGAGATTGGACGGTCCAGTAAGATCAATGGCTCCAGATGTTATGTTTGACGTAAAAGGTGTATCAACGACTTGAAATCCCAGGACAGTGGCTGGTGTACCGTATACACTTTTACTTGTGTACCCATTTGATCCACTGTAGAATTGCATGGAAAAGTTTTTGGAAGCCGTATTCGAAAATGTAAGAGAGTTTGTATTACTGGTATAATAGACAACATCTATATTTGATTTCGGCGGTGCTAACGACGTTTGTAGCATACTAGCTAAAGAAGTACCATCATAGTTACCTTCTGTGAGAACAATACTTGTATTATCAACATCAAACTGTTTGTTACCCGCATTAATCATGTACTGAAACGTAGGAATACGTGCTGATATAAGTTTGAGGTTTGTAATGTTATAAACGGGTGTATTCAAAGCGACGGTGTAGTCATTCGGATTAGGAAACTCTATGCAATCTCGTTCACTACTGTCAACTTCGAGTATATGTTCCATTATTGTTACTCAATTTAATTTGTTAATGGATTGGTCGCGAGCACTCTACGAGCAACACTGAGAGCCTGGGAGGTAGCCCTAGGATTTTCTAAACCTTTTATGGTATTTATACCGTCTTGGTACAGGGGTTTTATGTACTGTTGGTAATTTCCACCGTCGGCTGGATTGACGCGACCCTGTGTATCCGTATTATCAATTCGTACCGCTGTCAAGTTACCTGGGTTATTGGTTTTTACGTTCATACACCCAGCGTTACCTGCTCTATCGGGATTACCTCTATTCACTGCCAACCGAAGTTCATTTGGTACTTCAGTGTACGCACCTTGAAAGTTGGAAATACCCGGTGCTGGTCCACTGGTACGTCCGTTGTAATTGTAAATGTCTCCTTTGTTCCTGGTAGGATCCTGGGACAATTGCAAAGCACTTACTGTACTCTTCGCCGGAGCGTACTGCAGACCGTCAAATCGTGTAGTGTTTTCTGATCGAGCCGTTGGTCTTTGGGTTTTTTCGTAACTTTCGCGTTTGGTAGGAGCCGTGACTTCATGGGCACGACCTTGGACTGGTGGACGACGAGTTGGTAAAAAAGCTGTTTTGGGAGCAATTTTATGTTGAAGAAGAGCTGTTTCTTGTTGTCTTCCACCGGTGACATCACCGGCTGGACCTGATCGACCAGGTAAAGTTGTCAGCTTATAAGCTCCGACATTCGGCGGTTTTACCCTGAAAAGTTGTTGGTATCCACCATAGGCTGGAACTTCTGGACCAACGTTCAGACCAGGTCCTACCATCATTTTTTCTACTGGACCAACGTTTTGCATATTACCTGAACGATACGGGTTTGAAGTTTCGGCAAGGTACGAAGGAAGACCACCTGGGTATCTGTTAGGGGTTATATCAGCAAACGTGTTACCTTCGGAGTACAAATCGCCTTTTATTGCTTTTTTTTCACCTGTATACGTGTCGGTTATCCTACAATACGACTGTTCACTATTATCTTCTTTTATAGGGTGTAGGTCTGCTTTAGAGGTGTATTCTTCTTTTGGTCGGCTCATGGTTTTACCCATATAAGCCATGGCCAAGATACCAGCAATTGAGATCAATTCAGCCATCTTTACAATTCGTAAATATTTTATTTACTTCGATAAGTACCTCTGCGCATACATGATGTTTTGATTGTATGCCCTGGTACTACCTGGTACAATCACGTGACTTTCTATAGCTTCGTCACAGGGCATTTTATTAAGTGGAAAAACCTGTTGGTCGTATGTGTCTATATAGACCTTTTTGAACTGAGAAGTTGATTGAGGTCTAAGTGTATCATCGAGTTCGACGAGACTGTTCGGGGCACCTTTACCTGCTCTATAGGGCGCAGTTCCATACAACATGGTATTAGGTCTACCAAAGTAGTGCAGGCTGCTTGGTTGAGGCGGGACGACAAACGTATCAGTTGCTGGATTTGTAGGCAAAGAGGATTGTTCAATGTTTAAAAGTCCAGGCTGTAATTGGTAAGACATCTATTATTATAACTATTTAATATATTAAATTATTAAGGATT